GCAGCGTGCGAACAAAATTGGGTCAAACTCATGACTGGCTGGAAGATTGAATTGAGACCGAAAAGATTCGAAGATAAGAGGTCCGAGAGTGGCAGCCTGATTGAAACGGGCGAGGTTGAGAGTGGGATTGGAAAAACGGAGACGTTTCTCAACTGCAAGAGGAAGCAAAGTTGGGTCACGGCCAGCAGATTGGTGAGGGAAGATGTTCTCCAGATAGTCACGCGCTCTCCAGGTTCCCTGAGTGTCATCGAATTGAGCGCCCATAATTCCTTTCCAGTATTGTTCCCGATTCTCCCGAGAATCGCACGGGGAAGTCTCAGACCAATTGCGTGGGTGTGAGGAGCCAGGAAGATGAGTTCTCGGATGAAGTTCAACAACAGACGGTTCGTTCAGAATAGGTTCAAGGTCCTCAGTTTCTTGAATGAGAGGCATCAAGGCACGGAAAGAAGCAGGTAAAGCGTCGGCACGTTGGAAGGTCCAGGAAGAAAGTGATTCACCGACAGTGCGAGGGCTGTTACCCCAGATTTCAGAGACATTTGACGATTTCCGGAAAAGCTGTAGTTGTTGAAGAGCTGGGAAACGAGATTCGAGGCGTCTAGGAGCGCACAAACCTAACAGAGGTCCGAAGAAACGATGGCCACGAAGAGTGAGAGGGTCAATTCCAGTTGCGAAGACAAGGTGAAGGTCGCATTTAGTCCGGGTGACAGCAGTCCAGAGCATCTCGTCGGTCATAGCTAAAAGAGAGGCGTTCGTAATCAAGAGTTGTACCTGGTGCCATTCCTTGCCCTGCGGTGAGCTGTAAGAATAGGCATTGTGACCACCAGCCTTGTAAGTGCGAACATCATTGAGGGAAGGGCACAAGAGTTGGTAGCCTTGCCTAAGATTGTGACTGAAAGTGATAGAGCCATAGACGGAAGAATGGGAGTCAAGATCCAGCCGTTGTCCTAGAAGCAGTGGAACACGATACGAAAAGCATTTGTAGGGCGAGGAGCAGGGTAAGGCCGTTTGCAGCGCAGAAGGGAGCAGATCAATAGGTAGTGGATCCGGGTTGCCAGAGTTCCAGGAAGATTGACAAACATCACCAAGAGCGATAATGCCACGTAGATTCTGATTGAAGAGGCAGACAAAATCCAAGAATCCGGGAGGGGCCTGAGAGAGCTCTTCGACGATGAGAAACTCGATTTGGTGAACAAGCAAATTTTCCCAAGTTTTGAGCCAATAAGTGTAGTCAGAGGGCCAAGCGAGTTTCTTCTTCCAGTCTTCCAGCAGAGCCAATCGGAAGAAGCATGCGTAATTACCTACGAGTTGAGACCGGAGATTGCCAGGAGTTGCCCAAGATTGGAGGGCCTTCTGAACTGGCTGAGATTTCGCGGAACCAGCAGCACCGTGAACAAAGCACATGGGAACTTGTGTGTTGGAATGATCAGCTTTGAGTTCATGCAATATAGGGTCCGCCTGAAGGCCACGTTTTCTGAAAAGTTCTTTCTGAAGGCCAGGTGCACCAATCTCACCAGAAGTCCATGAGGCGAAGAACACTCGAGCTCTCTTGGGGTCGGGATGGAAAGGTCTCCTAGGATACGAGGAGAAAGCTGATGACATGGGAGCACTTCCGAAGATCTCTAACCAGACTGGGTCGATGGGAGCAAAGGACGAATTGAAGATGGCCGTGGAAGCTGAGTATTGCCAATGAGCAGGCTGATCGTCAATCTGCGGGAACCAAGATATCGTTGCGACAACAGAACCAGAGTGAGTGCCAATCATCCGAGGAGCATGATCAGGAGTGCCAGAGGGGTAATGCAGTTGAATCCGGACATTGTGGTAAGTTGCAAGAAAATGGGCGTGGGTGCTTGAGAGACCGCGATTGAGAGCGTCTGCATTCCTGAGTTGTTCAGCTGGGAAGTTTTCGCACAGCTCACGCCAGAGTTGAATCTCAGACAAACCAAGAGCTTTTGACAGGGCCACGAGAAGACAGTTATTGACCGGAGCGGGAACGATAAAGCGAGGGCCATCGGGGAGTGGGACATCGTACAGTGTGTCCTTGTTGACTTCAGAGGTGGAGTTCCAGCGACGAGTGATTGAGGGTCCAGGGGGCACGGGTTGGGCATGAGTTGGGATCATGGGGAACGAGTCATTCTGAGCGAAACCTATCCGAAAACGATCGCCAGTTTGAGGTGGAGGAACCGATTTATCAAGCCCTATCTCGTAGATCGTTTCAGGAGCACCGTTCTGTGCATCAAGAGCATGGAGTGTGTCGACTAAGTCAGCATGGGTGACAACATTCAAATGGGCCATTAAACGGGCTGCGTCGGAGTAGGAAATCACTTCGTGACGGGCAGTGATGGGATCAGCGGGACGTAGATGCCAAGGGAGAGCAGAGGGGTCGGTGTCGGGAGGATTGTCAGGTTGAGGAGGCAGAGCAGGGCCAATGATTTGGGAAGGAGCGTAGTCATGGCCAGAAGGTCCGGAGGGCAGGGTTGTGGTAAAAGGAGGGTCGGTGTCAAAGTTAGACATGGAAGTGATTGAGTTTGTGCTCCAATCGGAGAGCTTGACAATTTCCTCATGAGCGTCTAGATTTCCCATACGAACGGCCATTTCGCCACGGATTTCTTTCTCGAAAAAAAAGCGAGCAAACCAGAGGGGGAAATACTTTAAGAAGAAACGCATCATGAGCAGACGAATACGGCGTTTCAACGAAACCATGAAAGAAGTCTCAAAGGTGGGATGAGTTTCGCGAACGGTCTTAAGAAGGTGCGCTAAGTGCTGCATAGTAGATAATGGGTAACGAGCGAAAGCAGCAGAAGAGAAGGTGGATCGAATTTTGGCCCAAGGATCAGAATCGGTGTAGGAACGAAGGCCGCGGGCATGAAGCAGAAGTTGTTTGTACAGGTCATAAGGCACCCAAGGTGTGGAAAGAGGAACCTCGGGGAGAACATTAGGTAATTTGACAACATTTGGAAAACGGAGAACGTCGTAAGTGCGAGAAACAGGAGCTAAGGTGAAGACAAAGAGATGATGAGCGTAAAAAGAAGCAAGACGCTCGACCTTAAGAGTGGGAGAACCGGGAGCAGAAATAGAATTAGTGGACAGCCAGCGCAAAGTGGAAGAAGGATGTTCGTAGTTGTCTGATTGATTATTTTCGAGAGAGTAAAGGAAATCAGGGGAACCGGTGGGATAGTGAAGAGTGTACAGGTCGGGCCAAAGAGAAGGTTGACGGTGACGAGCTTCAGACGGGAGGATACCAGTGCACGCCATGAACTCAGCGGTTGGAAAAGCTGAGTGTACACCTAGAAGAAGAGCTGGGGTGTAGTAATGGAGGGAATCATGCTTGACGATGATGTCCGGAAGAAAGTCGGTAGGGAAGGGAGTCCGGGGCCATCGGGTGACATCTCGAGGTGTTAGGTGCGGGTTCCAGAGGTAGTAGGAGGATGGGCGAGCGTGGGAGATGAACTTGGAAACTTTCTCTGGTTTCATACACACAATGAGAACCTTCTTGCCCTTGCAAAGATGAGCTAGCTTGCAATACAGCATGTAGTTCTCGATGGCCTTATGAACAGGATGTTCATGGGTCTTAGTAGGAACGATGGAATAGGGTATTCCACAGTCAACGAGAAGTTTTTGCTGCACCTTGTTGAGCTTGTAGGGGCAAATCAGTTCTGACAGTGCAAGATCAGCCTGGGCGGTTTTGGACTTGGGGAGAGCGAATTGATCCTTGAAATTAGAGTCCAAGAGATATTTCCAGGTGTCCACGGCGTCATAGGACATGCCGACGAGCATGTTGGGATCCAGACTAGCCAAAAGAACGGCCTCGAAGTAGGGGTCACAATGGCCATAGTACTTTCCATTTTTCTCAACCACTTGGAGAGGGGCATGGGTGAGAGTGGATTCCATGAGAGCTTGAACAGAAGGGAGAGCACCAAGAGCTTGGGCACGCTCCTGACGTTGGTGAGGTTCAAAAGCATGGAGGTAGCAGTAACCTTGTTCTGTTGCCTTGGGCCGTTCGTTGGGGGAGCGCATGTGTTCACGGAGTCCATCAATGGCAATGAGGGGAGAAGGGGCAGGGAGGCCTTTGCAGATGTGGCACAAAGGCTCGGAAGTATTGCCTTGTTTGTAGTAGTGACCGTGGTTAGCAGCACAAGAACCCCACTTGAGACCTGGTTGCACAAAGGAAATGTTGTGCTGGGGACAGTGAATGGAAAGGCAGGGTTCATGCTTGTCGCTGAAAGAAACGCGAGATTTGTTTTTGGGGGCAGGTGCAGAGATGTTAGCTGCCTTCGATTTTTCCTTAGAGAGAACGGGGAAACCAAGAGTGGAGGAAGTGGAAGTGACGCCTGAAGGAATTGGGCTTGAAATTTTCTTAGGGGGGGGAATGAAAGTGGAAATGGTGGAAGGTTTTACAGATGAAGACGAAGAAGAAGTAGGTAGATCGTGAGATTGACTGCCATGGGCGGGAGCTTTGCCAGTCTGTCGTCGTCTTTGAGCAGGGTGACGGTCATCACGCTCAGCTGGAACAGGACCGCGTACCGGTAGATCGTTTTGAATCCCGGTAGTTTCTTGAATTCGCGGTTCAAGTGGCGGAATGATGGCGAGGAGACGAGAGGCAGCGGACAAAGGAGGTGTGCGAGCGCGTCCGATAGGGATAGGGGGTGGCGAATGTAGGTAACGATCAACGACGGCGTCAGTCGAGCCATTGGAGCCAGAATCCGAGTGAATGAGAGCCATTTTGGAAGACGGCTGCGGATCATGGAGAGACGGGCGGACAGGGATCGGAGCCGGAACCAGAGGGACGTCAATCTTGATGGTGGAGGAGCTAGAGCCAGAGCTTCGTCCAGAGTCAGGTGTTGGAAGACCGAATGAGTCGTAGGATCCGGGAGGGAGGAGACCGGGTGGTTGAACGGAGCGACGATGTGACGGGTCGTCGCAAGAAACGTTGAAGTCACCATCTTGGCAATTACAGATGGTGTGGGAAGGGTTGATAGCAGAACCCCAGGGAGCTGTTTGGGAGGGGCCGACAGGATCCTTAGGGGGGTTTTCCAACCTTTCTGGCTTGCTTTGAGTGCCAGGAGGAGGAGGCCCCTTCGGAGTGCCTTGAAGGCGGCAGAGGAGATGATGGAGGAAAGAGATAAGATATCTCTTAAGGTAAGAGCGGAAATGGTAGAGAATCCTGCTCGAAACTGCAAGCACCGCAAGAAGGAGGAGACGGCGGCGGGGCATTGCAGAGAGCCAAGCAGGTGCTCTAAGATCGATTGTAACTGTAACCATGACAGCATGAATCGCTCAATAAGGGGGGGTCGGGGTTGTGCTTATTGGTGTTGTTTGGGTAGTGGGTCTCTTTGTGGGAGTCGG